CGCGAATATCGGATTCGAACCGATGTATGAAGTAACTCTACTCTTACTACGTCTGTTTTTTCAAAGAACTATATTACAATATTAATCAATTTTTTATTACCTGTCAAGGGGGTTGATTATTTTTTTTTAAAAATGGGGCAGATCAACCATCCGCCCCATAATTATCCCCATTAAATTTCCACTTTGCGGATTTTTTCAATGTGGTGCATTGGGTTGAATTCTGATTTTGCGATGTCATCAAACATCCCATAACCGTATCCGTAGTAGTATCTCACCTTTGGTCCTGCAATTGCAACAGTTCCATAAGATGCCAGGTCAATTGAATAAACATATGGATTTCCGACTTTTTCAACATATGATTTATATGCCGAATATGTTGATCCTACGTTACATTCATTGTCTGACAAGATAAACACCCTATCGTATTTACGACCTGACCTTTGAGCTTCATTCCAAGCTGATGATAATGAAGTTCCACCCATTCCTTTTTGAATTGATTTTGCCAGACCAAACACATCAGAGTTTGAATTATAACTCACGTACTCTGCGTTTGAACCAAAACGAATTACATCTGCATTTACCGCCTTTGCAATTGTCATACCAATAAGAGACGCTTTACTCATACAAGTTGATTGATAACGAGTTTTACGTTTTGGATCCGCAACAGGAACACCCATAGATCCTGACATATCAATCATCACAAGGTTGTTACCAGTAAGAAGTTCTGCCAAGTTAGGAATTGCTTTTTGATATCCATCAAGTAAAGCTTGTGAAACTTTACGTGAATTTGAATCATTAAACTCGGCAATCAAAACTTCGTTTGCTAAGTCAAGTTGATATGGCATTATCTTACCATTACGAATTGCGACTTCATCAGATAACAATGAACACAATTTTTCAACTGTTATTTGATCGGGGTTATTTGTCAAGATGTTACGTATGTTACGAACAGCTGCCAAAATACCAAGTTTATTTTCGGTAAGAAGACCTTTCCAATTTTCAGCTTTCGCTTCGGTAAGGACTTCTTTTGCTTTTTCTTCAGAAAGTTTTCCTTCTTTAACCGCCTTTGCCACAATTTGACCAGCTTCTGACTGAGCAACCTCCCAAGTGTCAGCCGAAACGTTATATCCCTTAACAATTGCTTCAAAGGTAGGAACAACTTTACCTTCATACTCAACAGTTGCTTTTGAATTTTTTTGATTTGGATGAACCAAGTTGAAAATGTCCAAAATGGAACTTTTATATTTCAAAAGCGAATAAGTATCAAGTTTTTCCAAAGTTGATGCAAATCCCTTTTTCATCGCGTTAGTGATGGATTTTCCATTAAGGGCGGTGAAACAAGCTACCATCTCACTCATATCATCAGGGCGAAATACGGTACCCCCTTTTTGGTTTTTTTTGTCCCAACCTGAAAAGAATCTTCTTGTCCAGTCTTTTCCGCTCATATAAGGTGCAAGATAAACTGCCGCCAAGTGATTAATACTTCTCATACCTTCACCAATGCAACGTGAATATACAATACACTGAGCTACAAAATATGGATCTTCTTTACCACAAGTGTCAATCAAAGTTTTCAACTCCTTCATTGTGTCACTTTCGTTACGATAATACTGATTTTCAAGTTTTGAAGTATTCAAAAGTGAAATCAATCTTAACCAATTATCAATTGAGTAAGCTTCAAAACCTTGAAGGTTCTGCGTGTTTGGTTGTGGAACCGAATTTTTTGCCACCAAATTTTCTTGGGGTTCAAGAGTCTCAATTTTCTCTGCGAGAGATGTGTTTCTGAATTTTGCCATATTAGTACAATTTTTTTGTTTGACGAATTTTGTTTTGAAAGTATATTAGATTGTTTTTAATATGTCAAGTGGGGTTATTTAATTTTTTTCATAAAAATCACCCATTCTTGAGAGGTATATAGATTTTTAAACCTTTGAAATTCAATTTTTCCATAAGATACCACCGATCCGCTCATAAAACCAGATATAGTTCCGAATATTGGTATTTCAGTAAAGGTGAGATTATAAGTTGATGAACTCAATCTAAATGAATATTTGCAAGGAACCCCTTGATAAGTCATTTCATAGTTTGATAAAAACACAAGCGTATCTGATGTGTTTTGATACCCACTTAACTGACCAAAAAGATTATATTTATAGAGCACCCATGTTGTCCCGGCAAAACTTGGAATTTCTGTTTGCGGTGGATTGGGTATCTGATTATAAGTTGGGGGTTCATACGGTTCTTCTTTCTGACAAGATGTCATAAAAAAAACCAAAACTGACAGAATGACAATTATTTTTTTCATATTATTGATTTTTAATTTTTTCACAATTTGAATAAATTTGATTAATCATTTCTTTTTCATCTGAAATCAAATCGGTTATTTTTCTTCTGACATCTTGCACCGCATCAATTTTGGTATCAACATTTTCAAAATCACTTCTTAATTGGAGTTCAAGATCATAAAGAAAATCATCACAGATTTTGATAGCTTTTTGTATTGGAGTTTGCATATTTATTTTTTTACAAATTTATAAAATTTAGATTACAATTACAAATGAATTTTGATAAATTTCGGGTTCAAACTTTTTTTCATCATATTCATAACAGTCACAATTTAGACAAGTTTCACCGTTACATTCATTATCCTTTTCTTTAATAAAACAAGAAAATCCTTTGTCAATAATTAAATTAATATGTTTTTCTTTGAAGGGTTCATAAGTTTTCGTATCAAAATCATAAACCCAGTTTATTAAATTAGAGTTAGGATAAATTCTTCTTTCTCCTTTGAGGAATTTTCCTTTTTTCATTACATAATCTATTTCGGTGCAAGTTTTCTTTTTCGGTCCTTCTTCATAATAAACGTATTGATTTGAAGGTTGGATTGGCTGCTCATCAACAAAATAATACTCAATTGGTGTGTGACCATCTTGCTGATCATTTTCAAATCTAACGACCTTACCTTCTTTGTTTAGAAGAAAATTTTTATCACTGATTTTAATATCAGGTTTTTGAATTATAACTAACGATACTTTTTTGTTCATTCTGATTGTTTTGTTACTAAGGCTTCTACTTTAGATTTCATTCTTTGAGCCAAATCATTATCCTTATCATAGGAAGTAATAATGACTGAATCATTAAGAATTTTGTATGGAATATGGATTAAAAAATCGTCACCATTAAAAAATGATAAATCATCCTTCAATTCCAAACAAGCGTGGATTGTTTTTAGGAAAAGTTTAAATTGTATAGAATCAACGATTGTTTCATCAAGTAACAATCCAAATTTTTCGTTCTGTATTTTTATTTTGAAAAGTCGCATTTTTTTAGAATTTTAAAAATGAATCAACAATAAGTATTCCCAATCTCATAACAAACACAGTTGACACTAAAATTAACATCATAGTGAGAAATAAATCTTCTGTTCTTTTTTTCATAGGTACAAAGGTACAAAAACTTTTTAATAAAACAAAACCCCACTTAAAAAAACTAATTTAAAAGTGGGGCTTAAAGTATAAACCAACTATAAACAAGGGGGTTTGTTGGCTGATATTATGATAACATAAATATAACAAAGAATTAAAAAAATCAATAATTTTTCAAAAAAATTTAAACCATACCAATATGATCACCTATTCCGTGTATATTAGTTCCCCAACTTCTTTTTACGATATTGATTGTTATGTCATCAAATTTATTTTCCATAAATATTTCGATTAAACCAACAACATCTTCATCTTTTAAACTGAAAATATTTTTTAATTTATCGTAAATAGGGGGTAAAATGTGTAAAGTATTAACCCTTTCATAAAATTCAGCAATTACAATGTCATTTTTGTCAGTATAACAAGTTCTCCAATCATTTATCTTAACTGAATTTAAATCGCCCAAATTTTCTTCTAACCATCTTTGAATGATTTTATATGTTTTTGGTCTATCTTCTAATATTTTTACATTCTTGGATTCACGCATAACGTCTCTTTTTGAACTGAATAACTGTAGGTATTTAAAAACCAATTTTTAAGATGTGGCTCAACATCAAAATAACTTATTTGAAATAGTTCTTGCAGATGATTCCATATCTTTGAATGAGAAGTCCAAAGTTTATTATTTTCTGTATCATACTCTATTAGAACGTTCCCTGAATTTACTTTATAAAAAATAATGTTTTTATCCCATTTTAAAGTTTTTAAATCGGATAAATGAATTTTCAAATATAATGAAATTGCTTTTTCTAATTGCTCTTTATACATCATTTTATTTTTAAAGAACTTAATACTGGATTAGGCAAGACATTTGCATTTTTGATACCTAACTTTTTTTCAATCCAAATTTTTAATATTTTCAATATATCTTCTTTTTTTAAAAAGAAACGTTTTTGAATCAAAAATACTATTTCAGAACTATCCGCCCAAATTTTATTATCATTTGACATATAAAGTAATAAAGCTGTTTTTTGTGAGTTAAAGTAAATAATTTGGTTTGGAAATTCATCTCTAACTTTTGGTTGTAAATCTGAGAATTTCAAATCAAGATACAGTAAAACTGCTCTAACTAATTTTGGTCTATCTATTATTATATTCATTTTCTATTTAATTTGTAAGTTTCCTCCAACTAATGTTGCCAGCGATAGTGTACAGGTAATGGTGTTACACCCTTCAATTTGTAAGTCTCCTCCAACCGCACTCTCCGGGCTGCTACGGGAAAAATGGTGTTACACCCTTCAATTTGTAAGTCTCCTCCAACACGGTTGTCAATGATCCTTTCTTCGAGTAGGGTGTTACACCCTTCAATTTGTAAGTCTCCTCCAACCAGTGTTTCATAATTGATTTAATCTCAGAAGAGTTAAGAGGAAATAACGATTTAATTCTTGACCAAATTTGATCATAATGTAACAAAACATATTCATTTTTTTTAGTGTATTCCATAAGAATCTCATTATCAGAATTAACGTAAAACACTGAATTAGGATATTTTGGACTGGTTTTTTGCGTTAAATTTCCAAAACTCTTATTTAAATACAGTAAAACTACTCTAACTAATTGTGGTCTATTTACGATTATATTCATTTTATATTTAATTTGTAAGTTTCCTCCAACTGCATATTGCCCATGCGATAAATCATTGGCGGTGTTACACCCTTCAATTTGTAAGTCTCCTCCAACTTATCAAAACGAAACCTGGGGTGTAACCTGGTGTTACACCCTTCAATTTGTAAGCCTCCTCCAACCACCTTCGCCTTTACCCAAAGCGATATTCTGGTGTTACACCCTTCAATTTGTAAGCCTCCTCCAACCAGTGTTTCATAATTGATTTAATCTCAGAAGAGTTAAGAGGAAATAACGATTTAATTCTTGACCAAATTTTATCATAATGTATCCAAACATATTCATTTTTTTTAATGTATTCCATAAGAATCTCATTATCAGAATTAACGTAAAATACTGAATCTGGATATTTTGGAATGGTTTTTTGCGTTAAATTTCCAAAATTCTTATTTAAATACAGTAAAACTGCTCTAACTAATTGTGGTCTATTTACGATTATATTCATTACATTAAATACTTTTGAATAACATTTTATTTATTATTTCCAATAAACCTGATCCCAAGGGTGATGGTAGATTATTTATTGTGAAATATCCACAATCCTCGTGTTCTTTACCATCTTTAGCGTTTTGTAAGTCGGGATACATCTTTTTATCAGAATCTAGCACAAATATACTTAAAATTCCTTTATGATTTTCAAAATCATCAAAAGTTTTTATTCCACCCACATATTGTAAATCATTCGGATTAACTCGTATCTTTGTTTCCTCATACAGTTCCCTTACCGCACATATTAATTTGTTTTCATTTTTTTCTTGGTGACCACAAGGAATAGACCATTCACCTGGTCTTGAATCTTCATTGAAGCTTCTTTGACATAGTAAAACTTCATCTTTACATCTTATAAGAACTCCAGAATATCTTTTCAATTCCATTTTTTTGATATATTTATGTATATGATTTTAGATATAAATAGTCACAAATTCAAAGTAAAAGTCGTTTCTTCAAAATTAGATGTGACAAAAGGTATGATGAAACAAAGATTTGATGATAGTTTTAATGGTATGTTGTTTTTGATGGGTTCTGGTCATCATTCTTTTTGGATGAAAGATTGCTTAATTCCTCTTGATATTATTTTTATTGATAATAACGAAATTACAAAGATACATAATAATTGTCAGCCCTGTTATACAGATAGATGTGAAAATTACACGGGTTATGGTAATTTAGTTTTGGAGGTAGAGGGTGGAACTTGCGATATGTTGGAAATATCAGAAGGCGATTTTATCAAGTTTGATTGGTAATAATTATTAAAACAAAAAAACCAACTTATAGTTGGTCTTCTTTTATCTCTTCAAGTGTTTTGAAGTAATTTACCCTTGTTTCTGCAACTTGACAATAATTAGGAGAAAGTTCGATTCCTATCCATCTTCTGTTTAATATCTGTGCCGCAACTAAACTTGTTCCACTACCAGCAAATGGATCAAGGACAATATCATTTTTATATGTCAATATCTTAATAGCCTTGCTCGGAATATCTAAACTAAAAGTTGCTTTGGTGAGTGGTCTTGAATCGTTCAGATATTTCCATTGACCGAATACCAACTCCATAAACTCTTTTTTATCTTCTTCCTTATATACAATTTTTGTTTTAAAGGTTCCATCTTCTTGCTCTACTTGTGTTGATTCTCCCTTCCATTGTGGCTCACCCTTTAGTTTCTTAATATGTTTGTTTTTGTAAGCTAATATTACACATTCCTTCGGATTATATAAATAAGGTCCGCTCGGACTCATCCACGACCCCCATGCTGTGGTCTTACTTCTATGAGGAGAATCCTCCTCCAAATCAACAATACCAAAAAATTTAAACCCAACTTTTTTCATTATTTGGTAAAATTCCGAAGCAAAAAATACTCTACCTCCTCTATCTTGTACATTTACTTCCAAAGGCATGTTTATAGCGACTCTACCATCATCTTTAAGTGTTCTGTATATCTGTACTAACCATTTTTCAGTCCATGTCCAATAGTCATCCATTTCAGTATTGTCAATATGAGTGTCATACTGAATTCCAACATTGTATGGGGGGCTGGTCACTACTAAATCGATAAAACTTTCAGGAAAGGTTTTGAGAACCTCAATACAATCTCCATTTATAATCTTTCCTGTCTCAATCATCTGTTTTCTAACTTACTTATTTTATGTTGCAAATACCATAAACCCTTTTTCAAATCCTCCAATTCTTTTTCAGGACTTTTTTTACCCGCTCTTGCAATGTATTTTACGGTATTCCCCAAACAAAAATCCAAATTCCAAGCATCTATAACATTTATCACTTCATAAACATTACCTTTTCCCCCATAATGATTAGGGTGGTTAACCATTTCTTTTTCCATATTAAGAATTTTCGTTAATTAATTTAATTGAGTCATTATCTATGACAAATAAAAATTTAATAACAGAAAGGCCATCATCACTATAATCATTCTTATATGACATATTAGACCCTTTA